ACATCTACTATGAACTCTTCTGCTTCGTTTTGTACGTCGCCTGAATGTATAGTAGGTCTAACTGCTTTTATAGCACTGACTCTTAGGTTTAAATCAGAGTCATTGAACGATTTAGCCTTTTCTACGTAGTTCCATGCTTGCTTCTTGAAGAAATCATCTTTAAACGCATTCTCTATAAATTTAACCAGATCACCTGTCAGCAGCCCACCTCTTGTATATCTTTGAATGGTGGATTCATACAAGGCAACAAATTTATTCATATATATACTTATGTTTCCGCGTATGTTTTTAGAATAACCTATATGTAATAAATAAAATATGGCAGCTATAGTTATAGATACATTTGGACCCACGGTGTCCGGCAGTATTTACAAAGATTTGATGCTAGACTTGAAATTAAACTATACCCAAAATACTCAGCTCTTAAAGCGCAGGGAAATCAAGGATATACAAATATCTGAAGATGTAGATGCAATTAAGAACAGTCTTTTCAACTTGTTCACAACCATGCCTGGTCAAAAGATACTCAATCCAATATATGGCCTGAATTTGACCCAATACCTATTCACTGGTATATCTACGTCCAATGCCAGAATCATAGGTGAAACTATAAACCGGGGAATATCTCAATTCGAACCCAGAATCAGGTTAGTCAAATTAAATATTGAGACAGACTATGATAACAACCAGTATAATATTTCAATGATTATTAGTGTCCCAAGCCTAAATGTTAATAATGTCTTGCTCAACAGTATATTGGGAGAATCCGGCTATTATTTTAACTAAATGAACAATAACATTACCAGCAATCCCTTCAATCTGCCACCTAATGCGTATGCAGCATTTGACGCCACTTCATTAAAATCACTAATGCAGCAAAGATTGGTTCAAGGTGGAGTATTCACTGATCAAATTTTTGAAGGCAGTAATTTCAATAGCTTGCTCGATATCATAGCTTACAGCTATAATGTGCTGCTTTTTTACCTCAACAAGACTGCAAGTGAGAGTATGTTCAGTCAAGTTCAGCTGTATGAAAATATGAACAAAGTTGTAAAGATTTTGGGTTACAATCCTATTGGTTATCAGTCCAGTGTATTGCCATTTCAAGCCGCTGGGTCTTCTGATTTACCTGCAGGCATATATACTATTCCACGCTATTCATTCTTTACTGTGAATGGATTGAACTACACCTTTACCACGGATACTATTTTCACTAAGACCACCAATGGTGAGGAAACTCTAACCACATTATCTGATTCAAATATTTTATATCAAGGATCTATTGCAGAATATCCTCTGTATGTTGCCACAGGTACACCGTTTGAGCAATTCTCTCTTGTTGCTGTCTCTCCCAATGGTCAAAATGAAGTGGTGGATCATTCCAATATTTTTGTATATGTAAAGGATAAGACACAGAGATGGTCTGAATGGTCACGGGTAGCCAGCTTATACCTACAAGATCCAAATAATAAAGTTTTTGAGTGCCGTTTGAATGAGAATCAGCGGTATGTATTAAAGTTTGGTGATGGTGTAACTGGCAAGGCCTTACAGACTGGAGACTTAGTATCAGTTTTCTATCTTAGAAGTGACGGCACAAGAGGTGAGATTGGGCCTAATTTACTGAATAATAATGATTTGTTCTTATACAATTCAATATTATTTAATAATATATTTGCCGATGTGAGAAATCCCAACACAACATACTTGACTTCTTCCCAAGCGCTGCAAATTGCATTTACAAACGAAAATCCGAGCACATCATTTGCCAATCTCGAAAATTCAGATGACATTAGAAATAATGCTCCTAATTTCTTCAAGACACAAAACAGGTTGATAACAACTCAAGACTATCAAAATTACATAAGCACTAATTTTAATAATATTATCTCTAATGTTAAGGTGGTTAATAACTGGGAATATTTAGCTGAGCATGTTCGCTATCTATACAATCTTGGGTTAAAATCACCCAACCTTGACAGTAGAGTACTGTACAATCAGGTGATGTTTTCAGATAGTTGTGATTTTAATAACATCTATGTGTACCTGGTGCCTAAGTTCAGAAGCACTAACAGTTATAAAATACAAAATAATTTTCTTGCAACTGGACTAAAGGATACCATTATCAATGGTCTGCAGGATGTAAAGATGGCAACAACAGAAATTGTTCCTATGGACCCAGTCTATACTGCCTTTGCAATTGGTTTAGCCAGCAATGCAGAGATAAACAATAAATTACTAACACCTGATTTAATATCAGAAACTACTCTAGTTATCAACAGAAATACTAGTAGTTTTTATTCTGAATCAGAAATAAAAAATCAAGTTTATTTAATTATAAAAAATTATTTTAATATCTCTAATGCTTCTTTGGGTCAGACCATTAGTCTTACTAGCCTTGCAGCGCAAATATTAAGTGTTAATGGTGTTGACTCTATTCAAACCAAAAGAACAGTAGGCGGTCAAGTGTTAACAACTCAGGGCATATCCTTCTTAGCCTTTAATCCTATTTACAGTGAACCGGGAGAAGATATAGCCATAATTACGCAGAATATAACCTTACCATTTTTCAAGCTGCCCTATCTTTATAATGAGGATACACTGTTATCTCAAATCACAGTACAGACTTCTAGCTCTCAAGGTGCAAGCTTAAGGGAGTACTAATCTATGCCGGCACCGGCTGTTAAAATACTGACATCAGTTTTTGATGTAGCTAGTGCTAACAATACTGGTCTTAGCTACACTCTGCAGAATACTCCCTTTTACTTTACACCTGTATGGTCTAATGATGCCAGCCGTCGTCAGTTCAGTCAATATCAAATCTATTGGGACTTTGGTGATAGCACCAATTATGTTGGTCCTAGTGCTACACATTATTATCAATCACCTGGTGTGTACAATGTAACAGCTACTTTTTATGATCTAGTAGGCAACCCGTGGACAGTTAATCAGAATACAGATTCAGCAATCATGCAGTTAACAGCCATTAATGCAGTAACAGATTTAATATCTTTCAACAATTTAATTCCTAGCAATCAGCAAGGAATTTATTTCCTACCTGCAGGTCAGCGAAGCATCCCACTTGAAATCTATAGATATAATAGCTGGCAAGCTGACAAGCATCTACCCGACAACCAATACACCATCAATCTTTATGCAAGTGGCAGTACCAGTGATTATCTCTCGCCGCGCGATTACTATTCAAATAAATGGAGCCATTTAAAAGCATATCATACTTTTGTAGAAATATCTGTAAATGAAGGAGGGATTATTGATAGTCAGATAGTTCAAAGTACAAAAACTACCTCAGTGAGTGTTTATGCAGAGAAATATCAAATACCTTTTAGCTGGGATGTTCAATTAAGATTTTACAACTACCCTGCAGCAAATACCAGCTTTGCAGGTACAACTGGCACTACAAGCAACAGTACATCTATACATTATATGGATCAAAAGCCCAGTAAAACGGTATCTGATTCTATAGTATTTTTGTATGCATCTCCAGATACCAGATCCTATCTTGATACATTTAATATTGAAAATAAACTTTACCCAAGTTTACAATATCCCGTGTATGGGTATTTCAACACAGCTTGGTCTGTGCAATATTTAAAATCAATTTTCAATGCAGCGGCCTCGCTAGATATAACTAGCAATGGCATAACAACTGAAGGTCAAGCGGATGTTCTCGGGGTGTTGTCAGCACAGCAACTACATTCTTTCGACATATACCCAGTAAAATGGACCAATACAAAAATACCATTTGTTTTGACACTAAAAGATCAGAACAATTTTTCAACCAAATGCTATCCACCGATCACTGCATTTAAGTTTGATGGTACAGATCCAACAGAAATCAACAGTGCAAGTATTGAGCTTTACAAGCATGTTGATTTGGACCCTTTTTCTCCATGGCAATCTACCAGTAGTGTTAGAGTGGATAGTGCCATTTTTTCGCAAAATTTAAACGTACCTGTATATTTAAATAGTGGGAGTTATTTTGCAGGCAACCTCACCATACCTACTGAAACTAAATCAGCAGTTATATGTGCTTCTGTTTTAATTCAAGACGAGCCTGCGTTAAATCTAGGCACTACTGTTGGGTTTGCTGGTCAACCAGGTCAAAAAACAATAACTAGATTTTCCAGAAGACCAATTTTTTCAAACTGTGATAATGTTGAGATGACCTTGACGTATACACAAAATACACAGACATATGCAACAACACAAAGCGCTTCTGTACCTGTAAGTGTATCTCCTCTTAAAAGTTATTTTAAAGGCATTCAAGACAGGGTATGGGTAGCTGATTCAGATAATGATTTTGTATACATGTATGATATTTCTGGTAGATTGCTGCAAGCATTTGATCTCTCCAATATGCCCTTTTTTAATGGACAAAATACAGCCCCTGTCTATGTAGATTTGAGAGGAAGTCTCAACAGCTGCAGCCCTGCAAACATTGCCATAGATGAAAGTGGTAATGTTTGGGTATCTCTCTATGATTCGATCACTTCAATAAAAATAGATAGCAATTTGTTAGTTGTAACAGCGAGTGCTGTGCCTAATCTTCAAAATATAGAATACTTAAACCATGCATTTTACAGAACATTAAAAAATGAGTTGAGTGGATTTGTTGGTGAAAACTCTTTGTTGCCTTCAGCATTAGATACAGATGTTGATAGCAATATCTGGGTTTCTTACTCTCACCCGGTAAGTGGGTTTTTAATCAAGT